TCTGTAATTATTGCAGTTTAATTAGAACACTTAATTGCAACACCCCTTGGGGGGTGCGCCAAAAATAAAACGAGATGCGAAACAGGTACCAGTTCAAAGAGAAGAGGTGGCTATTCCGTCTTGGGGCGGGGTCTTCGGGCGGGGGGTCTTGCGAGCGAGGAACGAGCGAGCCCGGATTTTTGGCTCCGGGCTGGCCGTTCGGTCAAAGTGAGTTCAGGTAGCACTCCGCGACAAGATCTCCTTCACTGGCTCGGATGTCTTCGCTTTGCTGAAGCTCAAGGTAGGCCTTGGCTGACATGAGGGCGTGTTCGATGTCTTCCGCCCGCTGCATGTTCCGCTCCCATGCTGCGTCTTTTAGGCCTGGGTCTAGGTAGAGGTCTTGCATTGCCTGAAGTGCTTCGTGGATGTTTTGGATGTTTTGCTCTAGCTGGTTCATTTTCTCTCTCCTCGGTTGGTGGGCCCGCGTCTGCTGGGCCCGTGCTGGCTGCTGTGGGCTGTCGCCCGTTCTCAGTGTTTCAGCCTGCGTTTGCTTTGCGGATGATAACCGGGCGGCGTCGTGCCTCCATCGCATCTTTTAGCCGATACTCCTCAGCGAGTAGGTCGTCCGTGTCTGCCTCGGTAGCGTCTCCGATGACTCGCCCGTGTCCCTGGGTCTTGGTCAGTTCTTCCTGGCTGTCGAGCCGTGCGGTGTACTCTGGGCAACCCTCTGGGTCGTAGTTCTTCTCTACGTCAATCTCTTCCATGATGGCGTTGACCACCTGGTTTAGGTGTTCGCTGGTAACCGTATCGAAGTCAGTCTTCCGGCGTCCATCGATGGTCTGAACCTTGACGCCTGGCATTGTCTCAAGCTGTCCGCAGATGTATCCGAACGCCTGGTTAGCTTCTCCCTGGCTCACTCCCTCAGCAAGGTAGCCCTTTCGAAGCATCTTCATCTGGCTCCAGTGAACCCGAAGGCCCTTCAATGCCTCTCGCTTCTTGGCGTCGTTGAGGTCCATCATCTCCATGGCTTCTGGTGCGCCTTCTTGGGCTAGGAGGTAAAGCTTCTGCTCTGCCTCTTCGCACTGCTTGACGGTTGCCTGGAGTGGGTCGATGTGTACTTGCTTGTAGAACGTGGCTCTGAGCTGAGCCTTTGCTACTGCGAGCCGTGTGGGTGCTGGTAGCTGCTGCCCTCGGTACCGTGTTGGCTTCTCGTTGGCCAGCTTGTCGTTGGTCTTGTTCTTTAGTTCTTTGCGTAGTTGGTCTAAGTAATCCATACCAGTTTTTCCTTTGCTTGCCTTGCGGCGTGTGTTGCGGGAGTTCTCCCTGCCATTGTTAAACCACGTTCCGTGAGGTGAGTCAACTAATGTTTCGTCTTTTCTTCAATGATATCAACTACTTACCCCTCAATGCTCCTCTCGGTCTCACCAGAGGTGAGGTCATCGGTACTCTGTTGTCCGACACTGCGGGATGTCTTGGCCAACCTCGTGATATGTGAGTTCTTGTGCTGTGTTTTGTGTACTCCTGTCGACAAGTTTCCCAATGTTTACACTAGCTGCCCATCCTTCCCCCTCTTTTTCCCCTGGGTTGTGTCCACCTCACTCCCCTTCCCACCTCTCCCCTTCTCTCCTCCTCTTATCGAGGCGTGCGACGCCCGCTGTAGGGTGGTGGGCGGGCACGGCGGGACGTATCCGCGCTCGATCCTCTTGCGTGACGGACCACCACACGAGCCCAAACGAATCAGGTCCCCCCAAGGGGCCTGGTTTGGGTGAGCCCTCCATCCGGCTTTGCCCGGACCACTGATCTTTCTTCCGTCATGCATCTTGGGGGTCAAGCGAAGCGGAGGGGGGTACCCCCCTGGTCAAGAGTAGGCACGGCAGGCCAAAGACCCTCTACGAATTTTTTCCCATTTACCAACCAACGCAGCGCGTTATAGATCCCCATCAGCACCCCCCCTCGGATAGACCTAGAAAAAGCCCGCAGGATTGATTACCTGTATTGTGCTTCAACGGGGAGTTACGTCCGATGCCCTTGCCGTTATCCAGCTGGGTGCTGCCTCTTGTATCTAGGTGATTGACGGAGGCCAGAGGGCGACAAGGGTTGCGTGTCCGCCTAAAGGATGGTCGTTCTTGACCGTTGGCGTCTACTCCGTAACTCGTGGGGGTACCCTCAATGTAACCCTCTGTTGAATATGTCGCAACGTATAGTTAGAATTTAATCATGGAATCTACGCAAGAGACTGAAGAGAAGGTAACCGCGGGCACATCTTCTACGCCAACAACCCGTGCTGGTCGTGCCGCTAAACGCGGCAAGAATGTTGTGACCAAGGAAGGTGTGGTCAAGAAGCCCAGGTCTACAGGTAGCTATGGTGTTGGTGGGCAGAAGGTAAAGGTCCTTCAAACCCAGGACAAGCATAAGCTTTGGGCAGATCTTTTCTCTATTACAGAGAGTCAGATTAAAGGGTTGAAAGAGAAGATAGAGGGTGGAGAAGAGCTCAACCCAAAAGACATGAACAAGCTAGACAGCTGTTACGGCGGAATGAAGAAGCTGCTTGAGATTGAGGCCATCCTTAAATCGGATGCGATCTCCTCCCTCTCAACGGAAGAACTGAAGAGAATAGCAAAGAAAGCAATTAGAGAATCAAAATGATTAGACGCGTTAAAAAGCTGGATGAAGACTTTATCTACCACTCATGGCTTCACTCTGTGAAGTGCCCAACCAGGGCAGTAAGCCATATGACTCGATTCCTTATCGATCGGTTAATTGAGGATAAAGATATCGTTGTCTGGTGTCCTGATGATGACGAGAACCATATTATTGGCTGGATGGCTCATGGGAAGATTGAAGGATCTCCCCTGCTTCACTACATGTTCGTAAAGAAAAGCTTCCGTGGAAACGGTATTGGTCACGACATGCTGCGTCACATATATCCAGACAAGGAGAAGCAAGTTCTCTGCACCTACTGGTCTCACCACCTCCAAGTGATGAATGCCCGCTCTAAGTGGAACATTAAGTTCCTCTCTAACCTTCTCCCTGCTCTTATTCACTCCCTTCATTCCAAGGAGGAGTGTCGTGGGGCTGCCTGAGCTAACACTTACCGATCGAGAGATTTATGAAGCCTTGGCCGTAAGGGTTAAAGCCCAACGTCCGCTAAACAAGGCCCAGAAACAACAGCGCCGATCTCACGCCCTCAACCTGTCTCGAACTCTCTTCAAGGAGCAGGTGGATTTTATCAATGACGACTCAAAGAGGAAAGCCGCTATATGCAGCCGCCGTAGCGGGAAGAGTTATGCCGCAGGGCGTTATCTGATCAAAGAAGCTCTTGAGGATGATGGTACTACATGTGTCTACATCGCCAGAACCCGAGAAGCTGCCAAGCGAATCCTATGGTCCTCGCTGAAAGAAGCGAACCAGCAGTTCAGGCTTGGCCTGAAATTTAATAATGCAGACCTTATAGCTGTCTTTCCTAATGGCTCTAAGATCATGTTTACTGGTGCCAATGATGCCAGTGACGTGGATAAATTGCGCGGTGCAGCATTCTCTCTTGCTGTTCTCGATGAGGCTGCCTTCTTCAACATTAACCTGAAAGAGCTGGTTAACGAGGTACTGACTCCCGCACTTCTCGATAGGGATGGCTCGTTGGTTATGATCTCAACGCCCAATAGTGCTTGTCATGGGTTCTTTTACGACATCACCGAGAAAGGTGCCTATAACTTTTCAGTTCACAGGTGGACAGTCAAAGACAACCCCTACATGCAGCATGCTGTCCGCGCTATCGAAAAGGACATTCAGAACGGGATCCTCAACCCCGAGGACCCCTCCTACAAGCGCGAGTACCTCGGCATTTGGGTCAGAGACGATCAGGAAATCGTCTATAATTACAGTCAGGACAATCTGTTTCAGGAAAGACCCAACAGCAATGAATGGGAATACATCCTCGGAATAGATCTCGGTTATCATGATGCCACGGCTTTCGTTGTTGCAGCTTGGTCTCCCGATTACCCTCACCTTTATTTTATAGACGAATACAAGCAGACACGAATGCTTACTTCGGAGGTAGAGGAGAAAATCCATCGATTCATGAAGGATTACAACTTCACATCAATCGTAATGGACTCCGGTGGTGGCTCTTCAAAGATGCTTCTTGAGACGTTCAAGCAACGGTCTGGAATACCCGTAAAGCCTGCTCATAAGTCAGGCGACAAGATCGGAATGATTAAGATCATGAATTCCGACTTAAAGAGTTCCACTATTAAGGTTAGGCACAACATGGAGCTACTTCAAGAGTGGGATAAGCTCCAGTACAACAAAGCAGGAACAGCCGAAGACAGAAGATTCGATAACCACTTATCTGATGCCGCCTTTTACGCATGGCAGGAATCAAGGCACTATCTCTATGAAGCCAAGGAAAACGAGCCGTTAAGAGGGTCCTCGGAGTATTTCAGGAGACTTGAGGACGGCTTAGAGCAACGTCTTCTTGATGAACAGGAAACATCACGTTATGATCCTGATGTCTGGGGTGAGGGATATTCAGAAGCAGACTTGTTTAACTAGCGAGAATTAAATGACTGAAAAGAAGCACAGAAACATGGGGGCGGGACCAAGCACAAAGAGACTCCGCGCAATGCTCAAGCTAATGGGTGAGTTTGGCGTAGCTAGGTACAAGGACTCTGAGGTTGAAATAGAAGTCTTCCCAAGCTACCCGTCGACATCAAGCACCTCAACATCGTTTGATTTCAGCTCTTACGATGACAGTGCCGAAGAAGAAGAAGAAGAAAAACCACGAGTTGAACAGCGTGACGATCTTGGATTCACCGAGGATGATTACCTCTGGAGGAGTGCTGAAGTATGAGCTACGGGATTTTCGAAAAGGCTTTCTGGTGGCAGGTTGAGTCCGATCCACATGAGTATGTCAGCAAGTTTATTGCGACTCTAAGGGATGAGCAGCAGGACTACTACAACGACGTTGCCACATACATGGGCCTCTACAACGGAAGACCCCTGCACTCTAGGTATGCGCCAGGGACCAACTCCTACCTGGCAATGCGTCAGCCTCGCTTAACCTTCAATATCATCCACTCTCTTTGCCAGGCAGCCACCTCTAAGATTGCAAAGCATAAACCAGCAGTAAGCTTTCTTACTGAGGGTGGGACTTATTCTCAGAAGACAAAATCAAAGCTCTTTGGGAAGCTAATGCAGGGCCAGTTCTATTCGATGCGGCTTTATGCTGTTGCACAGAAAGCATTCCTGGATGCCTGCATTACCGGGACAGGGGTCATTAAATACTACAACGAGTTTGGCAAGATTAAGGCTGAGCGTATCTCGGTAAACGAGATGACCATTGATCCCGTAGAGGCCGAGTATGGAAACATGCCCCGGCAAATGTTCCAGACTAAGCGAGTATCCAAGCACGTTCTGGCTGAAATGTACCCGGAAAAGCGGGTTCAGATCATGCAGTCAGAGCTTAATTACGAGGATGACGACAGTGGATCAGACACAAGACATACCGACATGGTTGAATGTCACGAGGCTTGGCACCTCCCTAGTGGCCCTGACGCAACCGATGGCCGCCATGTTATTTGTGTGTCCGGTGCTACTCTTGTCGATGAAGCATGGGAGAAGGACTACTTCCCGTTCACGTTTATTCGTTGGACTGAAGACCCTCTAAGCTTCTGGGGTAATGGCCTCACTAAAGAGGTCAAAGGAATTCAGGTCGAGATCAATAAGCTTCTGGCTCGGATTCAAGAGCAGATGCACCTGGCCACTCCCAAGGTCTTCATTGAGGACACGTCAAAGATTGTCCAGTCTCACCTCAACAACCGAGTCTTTGGGGCTATCAAGTACAGAGGAACGCCCCCACAGTTCTTTGTCCCCCGGTCTGTGTCTGGCGAAATGTTTGCCCACCTGGATCGACTGGTTGAGCGGTCTTATGAGATGACCGGAATCTCTCAGCTTGCAGCACAAAGTAAAAAGCCAGTTGGGCTTGAATCGGGTCGAGCTCTTAGGGAGTTTTCAGACATTGAGTCAGAGCGGTTTATGGTTGTTGGGCAGTCTTACGAGCAGCTCTTCCTTGACGCATCTGAACAGATTATTGACCTGATAAGAGATGCCCATGTCAACAATGACGCCTACACCGTGGCCAGCTTCGACAAGAAGACAGGCATGGAGAAGGTTAAGTGGTCTGACATTAATCTTGAGGATGATCAGTTCATTATCCAGATTAAGCCTATTGGTTCTCTCCCTCAGACTCCTTCAGCAAAACTTTCATCTGTAAATGAGATGATGCTTAACGGGATGTTTACCAAGGAAGAGGCCCATCAGCTGCTGGAC